CTAAAGATGATAGTTTTGATCATTATAAAATGAAGGATAGTAAAAAATTTCATTCAAAAAATAAAATAGTACAAGTATCTCAATATATAAGAGAAAACGCAATCGCGTGGGCTGTAGAATATGAAGATGAAGAAACAATAGATAATATTAATATTTTACAAGCTACACAATTGGCAATGCATAAAGCAATAAAAAATGTATTATCTCAACTAAAAAATATTGAAAATGATAAAATTTTGTTGTTAGTTGATGGTAATTATTTTAAGCCATTATCAATTTTGAATAAAAGCAAAACAAAGTTGGAAACAATAAAATATCAATTGGTTGAAGGAGGTGATAATACATATACATCAATAGCGGCAGCATCAATATTAGCAAAAGTAGACAGAGATGCTTATATAGATAAGTTATGTGAAGAAAATCCAGAATTAATAGAACGCTATGGAATAGATTCAAATAAGGGATATGGCTCAAAAAAACATATGGATGGAATAAAACAACACGGTATTACAAAATGGCATAGAAAAACCTTTGGTATTTGTAAGGAATATTGTTAAGTGGTTGAATCCTTAAATTAGTGTTAATTTAAGCCGAACACATTTCGCAAATTTCTTCCTGTTCTTCTACTTTTTCAATAACCTCTGGTTCAATAGTGAACTGTTGAGCCTGATGTTTAGCCTTTCTACGTAAATAGTATATACCAGTTTTTAAACCTTTTTCCCATGCATAGAAATGCATTGATGTTAATTTGTTATAAACCGGGTCTTCCATCCATAAATTTAAACTTTGACTTTGGCATATATATGGACCCCTATCTGCCGCCATATCAATGACATGTTTCATAGGAATTTCCCAAACTATTTTATATTTATTACGAATATGTTCTGGTAAAACTGTTAATTGTTGTATAGAACCTTTATTTGCAATAATATTATTTTTTATTTGTTCATTCCAAATACCAATTTGAATTAATTCTTTCATCAAATATTTATTTACAACAACAAACTCACCAGCCAATGTTCGTCTTGAATATATATTACTTGTAAATGGTTCAAAACATTCATTAAATCCTAATATTTGTGATGTTGATGCTGTTGGCATTGGAGCGACTAACAAAGAATTTCTTATTCCATAGGATTTAATTGATTCTTTTAACTTAGACCAATCATATCGTACTGATGGAGTAGTTCCCCACATATCAAATTGCAGAATTCCGTTTGAAGCAGGAGAACCTTCAAATGTGCTATATGCACCCAATAAATATTTATTATCTCGTTGCAACGTAGTATATTCTTCTATATCTATAATGTTTAATGCTTCTAATCTAGTTTTAGACAGTAATAATTTTGTTCTTTCAATAGATAATTCATTACTTTTTTCCAATGATGCGTGATAAATTGTTTCAAAAATCTGTTTATTAACTTGTTTTGCTTCGTCTGAATGAAATGGAATGTCCATTAAAACAAATGTATCCGCCAATCCTTGAACACCAATGCCAATAGGTCTATGTCTCATATTACTTCGTCTAGTTTTTTCAGTAGGATAAAAATTAATATCAATTACTTTATTTAGATTATTAGTTACAACCTTAGTAACATAATGGAGTTTTTCATAATCGAATGTTTTATCAGTTTCATTGACAAATAGAGGTAACGCAATAGAAGCTAGATTACATACAGCGGTCTCTTTAGCGTCTGAGTATTCCATAATTTCGGTGCATTGAGAAGTAATTATTCCATTAAAAATTCCCATATTTCTTTTTGGTTCTGTAAAACAATATGTATCATCTATGCGATTATTATATTCCACCTTATTAATTTTTATAAATTGATTCGCATTTCTAGGTGGTTTAATCCCACTCAATTTTATACGCTTTGGTGAAAACCCTAGTTCTATTAATGTATATAAATCATATGACGTAACAATTAATCTATATGAATTGTTACAACCAGTGCTATCAGGCGAATAACATTTATCCCTAGTTTGTTCTAATTTAACTTTTGGGTTTATTCCACAAGTTTGTAAAAACAGTTTAACAGATTTTAGAAATTCATAATCAATAGAGCATACATGAATTTGTTCATGATTTCCATTTATTGATATTGTTCCATCTGCATCACAAAATCCAGCAAACCAATCCAATTTGTCTTTAATTGAACAATTATGTGATGGAATGATAAAACGATTACTTGTATAATATTTGTCCAATTTATCTGTTCCATCTATAACGGGAAACGAACAATTAATTAATTTGTCATTTGGCTTTAAATCTTTTGCTTCAACTACTTTAATAGATGTGTCTTGTATATAGAATTTATGGTATAAAGTGCAACTTAATTTAGAACCATCATCTGTAAAAACGTCTATTAATTCTTGGTCTTCGCCTGTTTTTACTATTTTTACACTTGAAAATTCTTCTCCATTCCATACTTTAACATCTTGTCCAACGAGTGTTTGAATTTCTTTATGTCCATCTATTGTCAAAATAGTTGTTTCTGGTGCTACGCATAAATTTGAACTCTTAATTGTTCCAACATTTTTTTGATTTGATTTCATATTTGCTGCGTCTTTATACAATAAATATGGTGTCCCAGTTTCCATTTGAGAATCTAAAATCGCAAACCATAAATCCCGTGCCATAATAGTCTTTCTTGCCTTTCCTTCTTCCTCATATTTTTCATATAATGTTTTAAATTCTAAACCATACACATCGGACAACCCAGGACAATCATGAGGACAAAATAATGACCATTTTCCTTGCTTATCTTTTACTCTTTCCATAAATAAATCTGAAATCCATAAAGCATAAAATAAATCACGAGCTTTAGATTCTTCATCTCCATGATTTTTTTTCATATCGAGAAATTCAAACACATCTGGATGCCATGGTTCTAAATAAACGGCAAAAGAACCGTTTCTTTTTCCTGATTGATTTACATAACGTGCAGTATTATTATAGACACGCAACATTGGTACTAGACCATCTGTTTTACCATTTGTTCCCTTTATATGTGAATTTTTAGAGCGAATATTATGAATATGAAGCCCTATTCCTCCAGAATATTTAGAAATTAAAGCACAATCTTTTAATGTATTATAAATACCATCAATGCTATCATCTTCCATTGCTATTAAATAACAACTAGATAATTGTGGTCTAGGTGTTCCAGAGTTAAATAATGTTGGAGTGGCATGAGTAAAGAATTTTAGAGACATTAAATTATATGTTTCTTTGACTAATTCTAATGCATTTAAATCTTTAATGTCGCCATGTATTCCAATTGCTACACGCATCCACATATGTTGTGGCCGTTCAACAATTACATCATTTTTTTTGAAAAGATATGAACGTTCAAGCGTTTTAAATCCAAAATAATCAATTAAATAATCTCTATTATAATCAATCATTGAATCAATTTCTGTTTTATATTTACATACAAAATGCCATAGATTTTCAGACACAAGTGGATAATGTTGGCCATGAATATCGGTAAAATCATATAATTTTCTCATTACTTCACTAAATACATTACTAGTATTTTTTTGATGATTTGATACAATTATACGTCCGGAAAGTGTGCCGTAATCAGGGTTTAGTGTAGAAAGAGATGCACATTGTTCGGCAGCTAATTCGTCAATTTTGGCAGTAGAAATAGTGTCGTATAACTGATCAATGACCTTCATAACTAATTGTTGATAATTGATATGAATTCCGGCTTCTTGACCTAATTTTTTAATACGGGTTAGAATTTTATCAAATTCAATTTCTTCTAAATCTCCATTTCGCTTAGTTACGCGCATAACATTTTCCATATTGTTGTATATTATATGTTAGTTTAATTTTAAGTTATTTTTTGAAAAGTTTATTTAATAAGTTTTTATATAAATATATAATATGAAATATAAACTTATAGGTTGTATAGTGTGTTTAATAGTAATAGCAGTAGTCGGTTTTAAATTAGTTAATCAATATGAAGGATTTACTAATTTATCCAATCTAGGAACTTTTCCAAAGTCGGTTGAACAAGGCATATTAGATGATTACAAATTAATAGGAAAAAATGAAACATCTAACAACAATTACAATCAAATATGGTGGCATTATCCTATATTTACATTAGGTTCTTATGAACAAATAACTAACAATTTACAACATAGATATAATCCGGATGACGGAACATGCGTTCGTGCTGATTTTTGTGGTGCATTATATCGTGATAAACAAGATATAAAAAGTAATGTAACAACACCGTTACCACCAGCAGAAGAAGGACCAGGAGCTAGAGTGGGATATTTTAGGTCTGTTCCAAATGAGTTATATTTTTCAATTCCTACTAATGAAAATATAATGTATTGAAATTATTTTATATTCAGTCCCTTACAACCCAGAAACAAATAGTATTGAATAATATTTTAATCAATTAAAACATTACATCAAAAGAAATTCCAAATACATATGAAGATATTTATAATAAAAAATGATAGAACTTAATGAAACATTATATAAAATTAGATAAACCAAATACATTTATAGAATTAGAAAAAAGTGTAAAAACATCAATAAACAAAATAAAAGAAGAAAATTATAAAAATTACTTTATTTATGCTTATAATAAAGATTACTATAAAAATAAAACAAATAAAAAGAAATATAACAAAAGAAGAACATTAAAGATTTATAAGGATTAATAAAAATCGGCATTTAAATACGCATTGCTCTAAATTAGAACAGGTGTAAAATGCAATAAACAACCGTTACTAGTTGGTGTCATAATTGGAACTTCCTTTTTTTGTTTTCGAGTAGGAGCTCTGTGTTCATGCCCACTTATCCTTTCTTTCTCAATTATATACCAAATATGTTTCAAATGACAAATATTGTCATTAAACCATTGTTTATTTCTACAAACTAACACGCAACTGAATTGTTCCAATTTCCAATAAATTGTTTTCATAAAAGTATATTTAAATTCTGGATTATTTTCATAATATTCTAATGTATTATCATGCCATTTATCTATATCATCTGGATGTATTAATTCAATAGGTCTATATGCATAAAATGGTTTTCCTTCTTTTGTATGAAAATAAATTATTGAACCTTTTAGTTTATTATCTTTAGATAAACATATATTGTTAAATTTATTACCGTCCTCATCTTCATACAATTCATCAGTTGTATCTTCTTTGTATGTTTCAATATCAGTGTATTCTATAAATTTAGTTTCTAAAAAGTCACATTCATTAAGGTCACATACTTCCATTTGAAGTTGCATTTGAATCCAATATTCTTTCTTAGGGATTCCATCTATTTTACGATTCACAATATTTTTAATTTCTAACATACGTCCATATCTTTTTGATGTTTTATCTATGTTAATTCCATCTGGAGAAGCACCTAAAAATTTGTATATGTCGTGTTGTATACACCCAAAATCCTCAATTTTTGTGTAATAAGTTTGCTCATAAATTTTTACAGAAAGTGGTTCATATTTTTGTCCCCAATGAAGCGGGGTATTTGTATTTACCATTACAACATCTTGTATAATTTTTACATCATTATCTCCATTGTTGTCATCAAATTTTGGATTCAACGGTAAACATTTTTCATAAATAAGTTGATTTTGAGCACTTTGGGAATCAAATGCTTTATATGCGTTTGAAGCAGTAATTAAATTATGACGAAATTCATACCATTCAGGTGTTCTTTGTGGAGGTTGTGGTTTATTACGTATTTTTATTATCTGTTTATTGAGTGTATCTATATCTGGTTCTTGTAAAATAATCGTATCATTATATGAACGTGGGTGCATAACATATGTAAAGAAGTCTTTCTTAGCATGTTCAATAATTTCTTCCAATTCTTCTTGCGCATCTTCATTATGAAATATGTCATTTTCAAAATGAGAATTCATTAATTCATAAATATTTTCATCAAACATATCATCAAAATCTGGTTCAGAAATAATGTCATAATTGTCTTTAATAAATTCTTCCATTAAATGTAAACATGTTTGATATAATTCTAGTGATTCTTCAACTGTAAAATATGTAATGTCTTCATCAGGAACAATAAGATGCGTGATATCTACTAATTCAGAACTCATGATTATATAATATATATGGTTATTTTTAAACTGTTATTGTTTAAATCAATTTTTATCCGTATTATCCACCTTTAGAAGAAGTGGAGACAAATAAACACATATTTTTAACCGAATGGAAGGTTTAATTTATGTAGTATCATCTTCATCATCAGAATTATTTATATTTTTTATATTTTTAACGGTTCCTTGTTTTTTCTTGGGTGCTAATCCTTTTAATGTAGATACTCTTTTATCTATATTTTTAATTGTAAAATGATTAGATTGTTTATTATAAAACAATGCCGGAATATCTTTAATTTCACCGGTATCTTTATTATAA